GTTCAGTGAAAAGCAAACATACGAGAGATTCGTACGGTACCCGTGCAAGCATCGGGGTGTCACCGGAAACAGTTACATCAAGTACGTAACTGTTTCCGGTGTGTACCCGTGCGCAAACCGTTGAGATATCTAAAAAAAAAGATCGCCGCAAGCGGGCGATCAAAGGGATCTTGAAGGGATGGAAACCATCCCTTATATGAGTTATTAGTAATTACCCGTTGTTGTCAGAAGCAGACGGTTTAACATCTGTCGCCGGAGCGGACTGAGGTTCTTTAGAAGACTCAGGAGACTTAACTTCTTCAGAAGCGACAAAGCCAAGCTCTTCAAGCTTACTCCTCTGCTCAGGATCATTGAGCGCCTGAAGAAAATCGGATGGAGAGTTATTGAAAGAAGCGCGAATGCGAGACGGAAGGCTTTCAAAATATTCAGTTGCACGAGCAACAGCATTCTGAGCAGTCTGAAAATCTGTGACGTCAGAAAAGTCACCGAATTGAATCGGACGCTTAGGAGAAAAAGGATCAGTCAAAAAGCCAGTTTCAGCATATTTCTGAAGGATGTTATCAATCATCGTTTCATCTTTAAAGTGCTGTTGGGTCATTGAAGGGTCTGTAAAAACGATACCTTCAGCCGTAGCGTTTGTGTGATTAATTTTGAACTTCATATAAGCTCCATATAAAAAAGTCCTCGCACTGCGCAAGGACTAATTAGAAGAATCTCCGTGTTGCGGCCGCGTCTGTACTTAGACTTCGGCCTTAGCAGGCGCGGCCGCTTTGAGGTCCTCAATCGTAGATACGAAAGCAGTTGCGGCAGCGATCTGCGTCGGAGCGCAGGCTACGAGTTCTCCAGTCTCATCAGAGTACTGACCAATCTCATAAAGAAAAAAGTCGCCAGGATGCTGACCAACAGTAGTACGACTATCACGAACGAGATCAGAGAAAGACCGAGACGCATCAGCTGAAGAACGGCTGAAAAACGGCGTATTAAAAACCTGAAGTTTCGAATCGAAAACGGAAAAAACTTTAAGGATCATGATTGATTCTCTTCCATAACGCGCCTCAATTTGGCGGCCTTCAGTTCTTGGACGCGCTCACGAACTGAAAGGCGTTGCGGCGAAGCTTCGCCAGTATCTTCAAAATCGCGACCTCGCTTTTCGCGAAGACGCTTAATCTCTTCATAACGAACAATATCAGAGCGCTCAAGCAACTTATCAAAATAGGCCGGAGGCGACATCATGATCTTCTCGCTAAGAATGAGACGATCGTTAGTATAAATATCAGTCATGTACTTTTCACAAAAGTCATGACCAATGCCAGGCTTTAAAGAACAATGACAAAATTCAGCAACCTTACCATCATAATGCTCAAGCTTCAAAGGACCAGTAATCTTTTTAGTCACATAACGAGCGACATAAGCCGCAGTCTCGAAATTAACTGCGCCAATCGAACTAAAACCGAAGGGCCAAAGTTTCTCAAGCGTTGCAGAACGATATAAGTTATTGCCACGGCGAATCGACCAGAGCTTCTTATCCACAAAAGTCACGCCAAAAATTATGGCGTGATAGTGAGGACGACCAAGCTTGTCGCCATACTCGCCACACATAAAAAAGCGAAGTTGCTGACCAAAGCGACTCATGAAGTACTTACGCATACGCTTCATGAACAACTGAAAATGCTCGTAATGAAGTGAGCCGTCTGCAGGCAAATGAGCATCGTCATAAGTCAGCGTAAGAAACATATTGTTCTTATGTGACCTAGCTTCAACTACACATCGAGCGGCCCATTCGCGCGACTTAGAAAGTCTACAGCCAATGCATTGGCCGCAAGGAATCTTAAACTCCGAAAACGGAATAGCTTTAGACGGATCAAACGTTATCGCATTACGTTGTCCATCTTTCGTCTTTTGACCAGCAAGACGATACGCTGTTATCGGGTGAAAGCAAGGCATTTTTCAAGACACGCGATGTGAAGTTCACGAAGAATCGTTTCACGAGATGAACGCGAACGAACTTGAAAAGATACTAATGAAACCCAAGGCCGATCGCGATAAAGCGTCCAGGTCACCAACTTACGACGACCAACATAGGTCGATTCGCCAGGAATGAGCCAGCAGACGCCAAAGTCTTTAAGAGTAAACCGAAAAGCCGCAGTAGCCATAACGTAAACCAAATGAAGTTGAGATGCTCAAAATGATAACCATGACGACCGCGGCAAATAACTAGGGTTAACGCTTAAATGCGAAAACCACCGCGCATGGGCGTAGCACGAGTATTCAAAGTCTTCGTACGTGATGCACCTTTGCGGAAAATACGCTTAGATGCTTTACGAGAAAGCTTGTGACGACGACGAGACATATAAACCTCACTTTTTAAAAAGTTTCTTAATGGCCTTAAAGGCTTCCCAAATTGCTGAACCGGAATTCAACAAAACTTTTACGAACTTTAAAATAACATCAGTCATTTTGCAAGACGGGCAGCACCTACTGCAGAAGTAGCCGCCGAAGAAGTATTGTTAAAAGGATTAATGAGACCCATCCACTGACCAAATCTCCAAGCAGAAGAATGATCACGCATGTAATCAAAAACCATCTTTTGCTTCTCAGCAGCAATAGCAGAATTCTGTGTCATGAATTTCGCTTGCTTCAAATTCTCTTCTTGAATCTTATTAGCAATCTCCTGGCCTTTAGTTTGAGACCACATCAAATTTGAAGAAGAATCAGCAGCGACAGACTGAGCACGTTTTAAACCTGCGTCTGCTTGAAGTGCAGAATTCTGGACGTAAGTCTGTTTTTCTAAAGCATCTTTCAACTTCTTCTCAGAATGCTGAGTTGAAACTTCAGCACCAGACTTCATAGCGCCAGCTAAATCAGGCGGAGAAATAACGGGAGCATTGCCAGCAGCGCCAGAACCTCCAGTCGCGCTCAAAATGGGATTGAGACCTGCTTTGCGCATATCTTCAACTTCCCACTGGTGCCTGTTTTGCATCACCTGCTTCTGATGCTTCCAGCTAAAGTAAGCAGAAAGAGCAGAACTACCAAAATTAGCAGCACCGCCAATCGCTTCGGCCCAACCGAAACCCATGATTACTGTCCTAAAGCAAAAATAACAACAGTACCAACAACAGCAAGCCAAATAACTAAGGCCATAACAACTCCTTAGAAATGATCAACTAAGCCAGGCACCGAGTAAACAGGCATCGGACGAGCGCACTTCAAACGAATATAAGAATCAAAAAGAAACTGCGGCTCGCTAGTCACAGCAACAACGCGTTCTACAGGCGGATTATCTTGAACAAATTGAGACGAAAGCGTTGGCAAAGAGCTGAACTTCTGCGCTAGATGCCAGCTATCCAAAGGCTGCGGATCAGTCGAGCGGAACTTGCCTGTGATTTGACCGGGGTAATAGCGATACTCTGCATAACGTTCCTGATAGCCAAAGACCTCATCGTCATCAGCAGTGCCTTGCGCATAAATCTCTTTATTGAGAACAGCTTGCTCGCCAAGATGCGCGAGAACAGGCCAATAAAAGTCAAAACGGCCTTGGCGCGACCACATGCGATTCAAACCTTGCTGGTAAGTCAAATCAGCACGAACATTCACAAAACCAAAGACATATCCGTGCTCAACAAAAGACTTCGAGAAGCCATGGAACGAATCAGAGACGACGCCAAAAGCGGCCAAGTTGCCCTGAGGGGTCGTGTCATTCGTTGCTGAAGTTTGTTGGACAGGATTGATCGTAATACGAGCAGATGAGCCGCCGAGGTACTCAGGGCGCTGCAAACGAGCGTCAGGCGAGATTACGCCAAAGTGCGAACGCAAGATCTCTGTGTAACGCGTACCTCCGCGTGCATCGCGCTCATAGAGCTTTTGAATCTGGAAAGCTTGGCGAAGGTCGTTGATGGAAATCGGAGAAGCGCTAGACAAATCAGCGGCCAAATTGTTAGCTAAAACTAAACCACGACCAGCATAAAAAGAAACTCTCCCTGGATCCGAAGGATCAGTTGCAGTAATCTTCAAAGGAACGGTTTTAGAAACTTGTCTCCACGGCTGATCCTTCTCACCTAAAGTAACACCATCAGTAAAAGAAATAGGATAAGAGTTAGACCAATTGGAAACAGAACCAATGCCGTTATCAACATGGTACGAACCGTACTGAGCCGCCAAACCAATATCGCCAGTAACCTTCGCAGTACCACCAAGCGAAATTTCCACGCCTGGACCCTTCTGCGGCCAAGGCAAACAAGACGTGAAATAATCGTGACGCTTGCCACGACGGACAAGACTATAGTCAGACAAATCATCTGGACCATCGCCGGTCGGAACTTTCAAAGATTCTTGAAGATTCTCGTCTCTAAACCACTCATTGAAAATCAAATTGTAAGCGCGGAAAGGCAACGCATTAACCTTAAGCGCTTTATTCACATTCGTAGGAAGACCAAAGTAATCCCAAAGCGTTTGATTCTGGACATTCGTGCCAGAAACGGTAGGAATCAAAAAGTCCGTCGGATCTGCTGGATTCTTCTGTTCACCATTAAACTTCTGCCAGTTGTCCCAAACAAGGCGGTTAGGAACAAAGAAAAAGAAAGTCTCCAGATAAAGATTGTCCATGAACGGGACAATAGGAGTAGCCAGACGAGCAAAAAGAGTTGCAGTCAGCTTAAAACTATCGCCTGGCAAAACTTCGTCAACATAAAAAGGTACAAGATAACCAGAATTAAAGGTTGTCTTATAACCATGAGAACGGTCAAAGACTGATCGAGGAATCTGTGTCGAAGGAACCTGAGAGAACAGATGCTGAGTAGAACGATTAACAGAAGACATGTATTTATCCAATAGCTATAGATAAAAAAAAGGCGACTGAAAAGCTCTTCCGGACAAGTCCTCTAATCAGTCGCCTTACGGCCCTAAAGCAAAAGTCCAAAAGCTTTATCACCGTATGGCAAAGCATATACCACATGTTCAGTGAAAAGCAAACATACGAGAGATTCGTACGGTACCCGTGCAAGCATCGGGGTGTCACCGGAAACAGTTACATCAAGTACGTAACTGTTTCCGGTGTGTACCCGTGCGCAAACCGTTGAGATATCTAAAAAAAAAG